ATTTGCGATGGAAGATCTAGCCTTGCACGTCTTAGGATATCCCCAAATTCCTCCCAACGGTTCTCGCCCTAGTGGTCCGTTGCAAACCACACGGGCGCGCGTTGCTAGTGTATTTGCGCATTGGTCGCATGCACTTTGCAAGCGCGTCCGGGGCTCCCGTCCTCGTGCAGCGCGTGCACTCCGCGCTGCACGCGGCGTCCTACGTTCGGCGGTCGGTGCTGTGCACCATTGGCGGCAGCGACGCGGCTGGTGGCTCCCTATAGGGTCGAGCCTCGCCGTGTTACTGCTAATAATGGCTGTTAAGCGCTACCGCCAGTCGGCCATCGGACGCCGGCGGGGTGAAGTTGTCGGAATCGTTAATCACGAACGAGGCACCACGTCTCGTTTGGTGACGGGTGGTAACGATTGCGCCGAAGGTGGTGTTGGCGGGGGCGAGCTGACGTGGAATGAGTCGCTCGTTGCCCACCTAAGTCTGCTTGCCACGTTCCGGCGGCGAGACCTCGACTTGTTGATGATGTTGCGCAATCGCGCAATGGTTTGGTGCCGTGAAAACGGCGTCAGCGACATCGACGCTTCGCGGTTTCTCGCCGGTAGCGTTGCCCGCGCGTTCATGTTGCGTGCGGACGAGGCGAATGCACTCGATGCACTGCGCAGCGATGTGGTAGCACACGCTGTGACACAGAGCATGGCTTTGCATTCAGGAATGCCGTTCCGAGGGACCATGGCATCACTGCGGTTTTGGCTGCGTGGTGGTTGTTCTCTCTCGGACGTGTTCCGCGCCTGGCAGGCAGCTTGGTGGCACCCCGGCCTAGCTCTTGCCCGGAGTTAGGTGCGCGGTTGCAGGCGGCCTGCCGTTTGCAACGGTGTGTTACCAGACGCACCGTTGTTAGACGGCTGCCGGTTTAAGGCGATTCCTGCGGCGGCGCTTGAGTGCGAGGGCAAACGGAACTACTGGGAGGTATTGGTGCCGCGTTGCGAGGGGGTTTTTCCCGTTGCCATCCATCAGGACTGTGTGCACAATGAGTACACAGGACTGGTAACGCGGCACCTTGCTCCCGTTCGTCAGCCCAGAGGTGAGAGCATCACCGCTCTCCGCCATGAGCTGCGCTGGCTTAGCCGGCGGGTACGCGCGTACCTAGGCACTCTTGTGCCTGTACCGCACGCCAAGCTTGTCGCTAACTACCGCGGCGCTAAGCGTCGTGTGTACCAGCGCGCCATGGAGTCCTTGGTCTATGACGGGCTCTCCACAAAGTTCGACGCTCGCGTTAAATCGTTTGTGAAAGGCGAGCGCCGTTCTTACGACAAGTTGACGCGGCCACGTATCATCCAACACCGGTCACCACGGTATGCGCTCGAGCTGCAATCGTATATTAAAGCGGTTGAGAACGGGCTCATGCTACTTGAGCCCGAGCGTAACGTCGGCGTGCCAGGCACACGGCTGTTCGCTCGGCGTGTTGATCTCGGTGAATTAGCCGAGCTCATCCGTCTCAAGTTCACCCAGCTAGGCGGTGATGTGGTGTCGGTGGCGTTTGACGCGGTGGCGTGGGACGGCCATGTGTCCGTTGAGATGCTGCGCGCAGAACATTCGTTCTACGAACAGCTCTTTCCAGGCGATAGCCGTTTGCAGACCTTGTTGTCGTGGCAGTTAACGAACCACTGCGTGAGTAGGCACGGTTTAAGGTACACGTGCCCTGGCACGCGGATGTCTGGCGACGCTAACACGTCGGTAGGCAATTCGCTGCTAGCGTATGCGTGCGTGCGAATGGTCGCACGCGCCGCGCGGCTCACTAGGTGGGATTGTTTGGTCAACGGTGATGATGTGGTGGTCTTTCTGCAGCGTTCTGAGTTGCCACGTTTTACCGCAAACGTGACCGACGTGCTAGCTGGCGTCGGACAGGACGTTATAGTAGGGCCGCCATGCGACCATTGGACTGAGGTTGTCATGGGCCGTGCCAAGCCCATTCTCGGTGTGCGCGGCTATTTCATGGGTCGTGATCCTTTTCAGATCATGTCCACTGCTTTCGTCTCCCACAAGCACTACCATGAACCGATCGGTGGCTTGCGTGCCATCAAGACCATCGCTCTCGGTTTGTTGGTGTTGTACGAGGGTGTGCCTGTCATACAAGCTTATGCCAGGTCGATCGTTGACAAGCTCGCCAATTATAAG